CCTGACGACGACAAAAAACGTGATCAACAGGCCAAGGCAGACGCCAACCGCCGATCACAGCATTTCCAAGTGCGGCTAGATAAACAGCTAGCCCAACAGTTGCAGCACTATGCCGACCAACGTCACAACGGCATCATCAACTCTGCACTCATGACCATCATCTCCAAATTCTTCAACGGAAAGTAATGTCTGACTTTGCACCCGACGCCTTCAACATCTGGGCCAACTTCAACAAAGACCAAAAGAAAGACGGCCATTACTGGGCACAGATTGACGTGCCTGTTGACGAACTGCGCAAGCTTTTTGAATGGGTCAAAACAGCAGAACGCTGTGACGACATTAAAGGGAACAAGTGCGTCAAGCTCCGTGCCAACCTGATGCCCCGCAAAGCCAAGGAAAGCGGCAATGAGTATCTGATGATGGCTCTAAGCGATGCCAAGCCACGCACAGCTGACAAACCTCGCATTGACTTTTAGGGTGTCAAAGAACGAGAGACTAGGAGCGCCGCCGCGCTCCTTTTTTATGAGGCCCACTATGAAGCAAGTCCAGAAAAACGGGTTGCTGTTATGGGAGGTCAGCCACTGCGGCATGGTCCGCTACTTCAAGCACGACTGGCAGGCCAAATGGCACTTTGAATCGTGCGTCAGGCTCTACAGGTCAAGGATTACAGGGAAACAGGGCTAGTCCCAGCAAGACAGCTTGGCGTCAAGTTCACCAATGCGTCCAACAGCTTGACTAAGCAGTTTTGACTGATGCCAGCTCTGTCTGACCATGGCTGAACAAAGCATCTTTAACGCTTCCTCGTCATCGCAGTTGTTGATCTCTCTGACGCTGCGCTCTACTTCAAGCTCTTCCTCAAGGGTCTGATCCACCACCATCCAGTCGGCCCAGCCCATCGGATTGTTACAGAATCTGTTGCCCCGAATAGTAAGCAGCGTTTTTGTGCATGTCCACGGGGCTACTGCTCAACAAATATGGCCCAGCCTGTGTTCGGCCCGTTTGCCTGCCAACGTTGATAAAAAGCAGCCTGCCGCACGTTGACGCGATAGCCAGACAGCGCAGGATTGTGGCCGCCTTGTTCGATGTCAGGCAGCCCAGCCGGGTCCGTCATAAGCCAACTCGGATCTGAGCTGTATCGGCCCGAGTACCCGTGCAGGATCGACCAGTGTCCGCAAGTCTCAGACCCGCACATTGGCGGTTCCCCGCGCAGCATGTTGCCCTCATGCAACCAGCCAACCAGGACAGGGATGCCAGCGTCGATGGCCTCCATTACGTCTTCTGCGTCAGCGTTATCGACAAAGCGGACCTGCAAGCCCAAGCTGGTCAGTGCCTCAACGTGGGCGAACACAGAGGTGGTGTCGCCGTATCGATCTCTTATCTGTTCGTACTCCTCTTGCGTGGCGATTTTTTTGAAATAAGCCGCCGCCATCGCCCCCGACGATGTGAAGCACTTACGCTCGCCGCCGGGCAGATCGAGTTGTTTGAAGTAGCGAGGCAAGTACACCTCCTGGTCAATGCCGCTTGCCTTCCACGACTGAAACCACTCAGAGTCCTCAGACAATAATTCTTGGGGCATAGCTTCCTCCAGCTGCTTGATGGCAGCCATGCGATGCGGCACGTCTGGCTTGTACCACTCAAAGAACGGCAGCAACGCTAAAGCCATGACTCCTAAGAGCAAGGTCAATTGGATGATGCCGGACAAGGCTTAGTGGTCAATCCTTGTATCAGGTAGAAGCATCTCACGCACATGCTTGATCGCCAGGTCATCTAGGTCGTTGTCCGTTCTGGCAACAATCTTTTCCAACATCGCCACAATCAGTTCCTTGAACGCCCGCGACTTCCATGCGGTCATCAACACAGGCTTGAGGATTAGAAGCATCGGCCTGACCTAGTTACCCTTGAAGCGTAGCTCTGTTCACCAATGGCAGAAACTCCACAGCAAAAAGCAGAAGAACAAGACGATCAACAGCACTCTTGGCTGGGCGATATTGTCCGCGTGACCATCCTGCTGTGGTCAATGGGCATCCTTACAGCCAATTATCTGGGCATCTTCTCCCAGGCTGTTGACCCGACATTCCCGGCTTCTTTGCTGACGGGAACGGCTGCTACCTACACGCCCGCTCTAGGCAAGTTGAACAAAAAAAAGAAAGATGAGAGCGGCGTTAATGTAGATAACAGCAACGCTCGTTCTGGCATCAAATGAACCGCACACTTTTGGTATTAAGCATCACATTGGCGTCTGCAATGCCTGCCAAGGCTGATTTAACCCACCGAATCAGTAGCAGCGTTCAACTTGATGTGGGCGCTGCTTCAAGCCGTGCCATTCGCGTTGGCAATAGCTACAGCATCAGCGGCAACGGAATTGATACCAGCGTTACCGCAGGCGGCTCAACAACTAGCGATGCGCTAGGCGGGCTTGGTGCAGCAACCAACGGCGTCAACGCGATCACAATCCCTGACGCAACGCAGAAAACCGCTGGCAACTCATTCAGCTTTGCGACCAGCTACACACAGGGCGACACTGTGCCAACGTCAGCTCCGACAGTCGGCGCTGTGCCCGCCTTTGGCGATGTGACGAGCACAGCCGCAGGCACTAACACTGGCCTAAGTGGATCTGTGACCACGGCGGGGACCATCACAATCAGCCCAGGTAGTGCAAACACCAGTGCCATCGGGCAGGTCATTAGCGAGCTAACGACCCGGTGAAACGGCTAATCATTTTGCTGATGCTGCCTTCTCCAGCAGTTGCAGTGCCCGTTATTCCAAATTTCAGCCAGGGGGTCGTTAGTAGCCACACGGAATCAAAGACCATCGTCAAAGAGTCGATTGTTTCTGAAAGCTACCGCACTGGCTTTGAGTACACAGTCAGCGGCACAGGAGTTCAGCCATCTAGCGGGAATGTAAGTCCATCCGCTAGCGCCACCGCTCTTGATCTGTCTTCTAGAACTAACTGGGTGCAGACAACACCTGGCGCTGCTTTTCAGTTTGCCGAGACGTATCAAGGCCCCGGCTTGATTGAAAAGGTCATAATTGACCGCGAGACTATCACCGAAACAGTCATCGACTCCACTAGCACGTTTAGCCAATGAAGGCAGTCGCAGCAGCCTTTTCGCTCAGCATTTTGTATTGCTTGCCTGCCGCAAGTCAGGTGAGCGCAACCGCATCTCCGGTGAGTAATTCTTCAGGCTCCGTTGTTAATCAAGCGGTGCAAATAACCCCTGGTCAATATATGAAATACTCGGTAGGTAGTGGAATTCAGTGTGATGGGGCCACTCTAAATATCTCCCCTTTTGTGTCGTCTACGCATTCTTTTGGCAATCCAAACAATGAGTATTATCAAGAGCCTGTTTACGATAGCAGCGATAATTTTGGCCTGATAGATCCAGAGACTGGCCTGAATGGACCCGACGGGGTGCCTGACAATATCGGCCGGATTCTGTATTACAAGCAGCAGAGGACAGGCTATCGCCAAAACTTCAGCAACAACTTTGGCATCACAGCCACCTTTTCAATTCCACTGGACTGGGGGCCGATCAACCTCTGCAAGGACGCGCAACGCAAGCAAGTGGCGCTTTATGAACAAGCCTTAGCTGACAAGCGGTTGAACTACGAGATGGGCAGGCTAAAGGCTTGCTCTGAAGCCATAAAGGGTGGCTACGGCTTTGCCAAGTCTTCGCCGTTCTATGCCATCTGTGCTGACGTAGTCCTAAAACCCAAGCCGGTGCAAGATCACACGCACGAGATCATTTACCCAGAGCGCGCCTCAGATCGCGAATGGCTTGATTCCGGTGACGCTGCACAACCCGCCTCTGCTGTAAAGATTCCGGTTTTACCTTACGGCCAAGCTTCTGATTGATCTTTTTCACCACTTTCTTTGTCAAAGGCTTTGCCAGCTTTTGCAGTATTGACGCGATGGGCTTGGCAAAGATCGCCACAGTCGTTGCAAATGCAGCAGTTAGCGCAATTGATGCCGTTGGGCCTGCATCAGGTATGTAGTTATTGATGACCTGCCCAACAGGCACAGGATCCCAAAGCTTCACGCACTTGCCGTCTTGCAGTTCGTAGCCAGCCAAAATTTTATTGCCGAGCTTTGAGTAAGTCCCAAGAGATAATGAACCGTAGGGGGGGCACGGTGGACCTTTTGGCAAGTTTGTGATGTCGGGACTGGCACCCGACGCATTCGGGAGAGCTGCTTGGGCCGGACTTGAGACATCCGGCCTTTTTATGTCTGCCTTTGGTGGCTCTACCCAAGTAAAATCTCTTGGCCTGTAATCAGGCGCTTCGTAAACAGGGACAGCCCCTTGACACAGGGTCACAACTCCATTGGGATCCTCCTCAAAAGACTCAACACCACTGCCTGACGAAATGCGGGCGCGAACACACCCAGGCATATCAATCACCGGGTATTTTGCAGACGTAACAGGCGGGGCCGTTGGTAGAACAGGGGGCGGAATTGGTTGGCCCACAGAAATCTCACGGACCTCAATCCCCTTTACACCGATCTCACGAATTTGAGGCATGAAGTCAGAACGGTTTACAGCAGGCAGCGAACTTTGGATTGAAGTTACTAAGCACAGGGAAGGCCCGCCGCTCGTTTATGTCTGCAGGTCTGGCAAAAGTTCAAAGCTATTTACTGATCCGGCCAAGCTTCTTAAGTTTGTGCGCTGGCCTAAATCAACTCCCACAGGCCAAGCCTTGCGCGAGTGGCTTGACCATTGGGACGCACCAGAGGTTGAGCCGCAAGCCGAAACTAAAATGGT